CTGGAGAAGTATCACTCTCGGCGAATTAAAAACTGCCGAGGCAAAGAACGACGCCGGAGAGGTTGTGTATGAAGTAGTGTATAGTGAAGTCATTGACAATCTTGTTAATCCTTCTGGAACAAGTATAAGTAGTAGCATATATTGGCCTCGACCAATTGACTTGGGTTTGGGACCATGGTATACAAGTGTGACTGACATTTATACCAGTTATGATTTCTCCGGAACTTATTACACCAGTTTGACTTCAGGATTCGCCCGAATATTATATCCAAATAGTCTGATCAATATGCGTAACAAAGTAGCCGCATCATTGGGTCAAGAATTCGACAGCAGATTGCTTCCGCTCTGGATGACTAGTCAGCAAGCAAATGGCAGCACACTAGGATACACTCAAGCGTGGGTGATATGTTACACTCTGCCGGGTAAAGCCAACACAATAAAGAATAATATACAGTCATTATGGCCGCATACGCTGAACGAAATCAATTTCAGCCTTGATAGATTCACGGTTGATAAAAGTTCTACCTATAATTACAATAAGAACGTGAATCCGGCTGCGTGGACAGGATTGCCAAGCGCAACACCGGTGCCCGATCCACTGAACAGCAAGGACTTTACCATACTTTTCCCGCGTAAAACTATTTTACCCGATCAAACTCAATACTAAATAGATATATGAGCAATATAAACACCAATGGAATCAACGTAAATTATCCTACCCCAGGCGTTAACAACAACAGTCAGGGGTTTCGTGACAACTTTGCCTCGATCAAAACAAACATTACCACAGCAGGTGTGGAGATAACCGATCTTCAGAATAAAGTAGTTGTTAAGTCTGCTTTGGCTAACACCGCAGTAAACAATGACATGGCCGGAACGATGATCAGCAACACGCTGACCAGAGGGTTCCGCGCTTCTACTTATAATTTGGGCAATGCTCTCTCCGGAACTGTTCTTGTTGATGTGTCTCTCGGTGATGTCCAGTACGGCACCATTGCAGGTAATACGTCATTGACATTCACTGGTTGGACTACGGACGGACGAAATAGCGTAGACTTAGAACTTGCTGTATCAAACGCTTCAGCGTTTCTGTCGTTCCCGTCAGCTATCTCAAGTGATCAGTGTCTGGGTGTTACTACTCTGGAAAACTATGACAGCGCAAACAACGCAGTGAGCATCCCTTCTGGCGTATGCCAGCTAGATTATACATTGAGTTCAGTTGATTGCGGTGCTAACATTACAATCGAACCATTCAATCGCCCGAGACGGTCCACACAGATTCGCAGGCGAGCGCCTGCTCCAACTGGATTACTAGGTGATATAGCAGGAACAGTGTCAGTTGATGCTAACTATGCGTATGTCTGCACCGGAACATTTGATTCGGGCGGCGCAAATACAGTGATTAAGTTAGGAGTAGCTGCCACTACAACAGGCACCAATCTTGTCACTCTTCCCAACGTTACCAGTCTTGTTGTTAATGCTCCTATTATATTTTCGGGCACGACATTCGGAAATATAGTTGCTGACACTGTTTATTACATTAAGTCGATTGCTACTCCCAATATTACGGTCAGTGATACTCGCACCGCAGGAACAGCAGGAACAGTATTTGCTCTGGACACCGCATCAGGCACAATGACTGCTACAAGTTATAACGGTACGGACATCTGGAAAAGAATCGCACTCACTTCTTGGTGATAAGTAATGATAGGAGACTATCATCGAACATCCTTTCATTAACCCAACTGAGTTGGCAGATAAGTCAATGGACGATCTGCAAACGACCATATCTGCGCTGACCAATAAGCTTAACTATGCGTATCGTCATGGGCACGGACCATTGATTAATCAACTGAATATGGCTCTGGATAGCTATCGTCAGGCGTACAGTCGCAAAATGGACGACATATTTAAAAAGCAAAAGATTCATCCAAAAATCTCAATACAGAAAGACGGCGAATGACCACCCGAATCCAACGCGACTTCTCTTTTCTCTCAGGAGTCTACTGTGACGAACTTTTCTCAATGTGTATGTATGAAACCTGTCTATACATTGATGTTGAAACGGATTCGATCCGTGAGCAAAACATCGCTATGGAACGCCTCAGTTACTTCATGTCAGAATATCTGGAAGATGCGATCTTCATCAAAGAAACTAACAAGAAGATGATTGATCTGTACACCGCTGCAGGCCTTAAAGTTTGTACGCTACCTGAAGAACCGCATGAGCAAATGATTGCTGTGATGTTGATGCTGAAACTGAACGCTATTGCCGAAGGGAGATTTGTGATCACTGATCTGTCAGTGACTTCAAGCATAAGTGCAGGTGTCAGTTATATGTGTGAAATCGACAGCCCAATTGGCCCGTTCGCCGAAACAGGCTGGTGGGACAAAAGCGATGCGTCAATGTCAGCACCCAATAAGCAAAACAAGAAAGACAAGATCGTCCAATTGTTCCGCACACATAACACAGACTGGACAGAGTTTGGTTTGGGCTGGAAAGAAAAAGAGATTACTCTCGTTGTGGAAAAGCCCGAAATTTCCTTCGATAAATTACCAGAACAGTTGTAATCAACGCCTCTCTGTGCTATAATAGCACAATGAAAACTGATATTTACGGCCAACAAATTTACAACGAAGTAGATTTGTGTGGGTTCTTCATGCAAGACCCAGATCGTATGATAAAAGATGCTCTGGTTGAGTCCAAAATCTCGTTTGACTCGCTTGAACTAGAAAATGTGCCTAAGTTGAAGTTGTATCAAGATCCGAAACTAACCGTAGACGAATTTGATCAACAAAAACAATCTGATTGGTTCATGCCCGAAGAGTATCGACAGCTAGATATTGCTAAATGGGTTCTGGATCAGTGTAAAGATGAGAATGAACTTCAACGAGCAGGGGACGAGCTCCTGAAATACAATGACAGAAAAATGCTGGTGCTGCTACAATATCTTAAATATCTTGTAGACACCATGCGTCAGCATAAAATTGTATGGGGCGTGGGTCGGGGAAGTAGTGTTGCGAGTTTTGTGTTATACCTAATCGGTGTTCATCACATCAACTCACTCTATTACGACCTCGATATAAATGAGTTTTTAAAATAAAGGAAATATTATGGCAACACATCGATCAGCAATGGGCAAGTCAGTAGACATGGCTACACTTGCCGCTAAAAATGAAACAGTACGCGCAGTAGGTAACATGAAGGTTAATGCCCGCGGAGACTCTATCGATTCAATGGGTCGAGTAACACGCCCAGTCACTGAAAAAGTGAACAGCGCATACGCAAAGACTGTAGGTAATCGATCTGCTCAGGTAAAACCAGCAGCACCCCAAGTAGATGCCGCGCGCCCAACACCGACTGCACCGGTAACAGTAGCTCCTATTGTAGCGACACCGGCAGCAGACCCATTCCAACTCAACGAGATTGAACTTGAACTTGAGAACAATCTTGAGGAAGAACTGGAAGTGGAACAGATCAAAGCAGCAGAAAAGAAAAGTAAGAAATAACATGGCAGCAGCATACGCACCAACTGATATCAAAGCACTTCACCCTCTACGCGACACTATTCTGGTAACAGAAATGTCGTTTGATGAGCGTGTCACCTCAACCGGCATCGTTCTTATCAACGATGATATGAAAAGTTCGGGCATTCGTCCTCGTTGGGGACGAGTGTATGCTGTCGGACCAGATCAGACTGATGTTAAAGTGGGTCAATACATCTGTATCGCTCACGGACGTTGGACCCGCGGTGTTAAGATCAATGATGGAACGGGAAAATTGACCGTTAGAAAAGTTGACAACAACGACATCCTCCTGGTGAGTGATGAGCCAGTAGCCGATTACACAATGAGTGATAAAGTCTAACCAATGATAAATAGTAGTGTAGTTCGCGGGAGTGGAATCCCCAACTACTCTAACGCTTTAGAGGAGCATCAGCATGACTATTTATTACCTCATGGTTAAGACCCATAATATCACTGGGTTAAAATACCTATGTCAAACCAAACGAAAAGATCCATTAAAATATTTGGGCTCAGGTTTACATTGGGGACGGCATCTTGCCATCCATGGTAAAGCAATCACAACCCTAATCCTCAAGGAATGTAGTTCAATTGAAGAAATAAAAGAATATGGATTATATTATAGTGAATTGTGGAATATAGTTGATAGCGATGAGTGGGCAAATCTAAAACCTGAGGATGGTCAGGGCTGGGGTGAAGGTGAACATCACCCGATGCGTGACCCAACGATTCGCGCAAAAATACAAGGTGACAACAATTACCAACGAAAACCGGATTATAGTTGCAGCCAAACTACAATAGACAAGATATCAGGTCAAAATCATTACAAAAGTCGGTCGGGGTATATTCCTATTGAGGTAAGTCGGGCTACTAAGAGTAAAATGTCAGCGTCACACTGGACAAAACAACCAAATGCAGGTGAAGTTAAATCCAAGATATCCGGTAAAAATAACTATCAATATAATCCTACCATCTATTGTTTCCATAATACTATTAATGGAGAGATAATAAGGATGACGCGGTCTGAATTTAAAAATTATACAAATATGCCTAACAATCGGTTAGGAGCATTGATCAATAACAAAAAATATAAAGGGTGGAAGATATTAGATATCCCACCAAATGATGTTGACATATGATATTGTTTCTGTTAAAATAAACTAACTTTTAAGGAAAATGAAATGCAATGGTTAGACAAGTGGATCAGCAAAAAAGTTAAACAAGCATGGGACGAGGCGAATAAGCCGGCACGTGATGTTGAGGCAGAGGCATACAACAGTATGAAGATGTCAACAATCGGTGGAGGACTAAAGAATACTATCAGCGGTTCCCCCAGGGCAATCGGAATGCAGTTCACGGTGTATCAGGCAAACGGCGGGCATGTACTGGAGTATCAATATTACGATCCCAAAACAGACAGACACGCTAACAGCCTGCATCTTATCACTGTCGATCAAAACATGGGCGAAGTGATCGGTCACGCAATAACTCTTGAAATGTTGAAACGATGAGTATGATTTCACAACTTTGGGTAGAGCGTTACCGACCGAAGGTCATTGCTGATTATGTTTTTGTCGATGAACGACTGAAACAACAAGTAGAGGGTTGGGTTAAAGCAGGTAGCATCCCTCACTTACTATTGTCAGGTGATCCTGGCACAGGTAAGACTACACTGGCAAAAGTTCTGATCAATGAACTGGGTGTGTCTGACTATGATGTGATGGAAATCAATGCGTCCAGAGAGCGCGGTATTGATATTGTTAAGACGAAGATCAATGGTTTCGCTCAAACTATGCCTTTCGGTAAGTTCAAGATCATTCTACTTGACGAAGCAGATTACACAACGCCTGACTTTCAAGCTGCGTTACGATCTGACATGGAAGCGTATGCCGATACAGTCAGGTTCATTCTGACATGTAACTACGAGGCAAAGATCATTCCGGCGCTGCGTGAAAGTCGCTGTCACAAGGTTCACATCGCCAAGCCAGATCGTGTTGAATTTACTGCACGGGCAGCAACAGTTCTTGTCACAGAAGGCGTCGAGTTTGACCTTGACACTCTTGACAGTTATATTCGTGTGACTTATCCCGATCTGCGTAAGACGCTGAATCAACTTCAAGTCAACAGCAGCACCGGTAAGTTGTTGCCACCGCAGGTGTCAGGTTCCAGTGAAAATGAACTGCTTATTGAAGCAACGACTTTGATCAAAGCAGGGAAGATTCTTGAAGGACGACAACAACTGATGCAGTATATTGCGCTGTATCCTACCCGGATCGAGGACACCTACAAGTGGATGTACGAAAATCTTGATCTGTGGGGCAAGTCGAATGAAAAACGTGACGCCAGCATCATCATAATCAGAAATGGTCTGGCAACGCTGCCTCTGGTGGGCATCCCTGAGATATCGCTGGCAGCTTCGCTGGTTGAACTTACTACTTAGGAACAAACATGAGATACTTACTTATTACATTCGTCCGTAAACCGGGCGGTCAGATTGACGAAATGGTCACTGTGTCGAAGCGAGTAAAGACTTCTGATCTGCAAACTTGTAATGTGATTATGGATTACGGCAAGAAGAAAGTCGATAAGTGCGTTATCGAAGGCAAGGTCCTGGAGCGAGACTGGGAAAATATGAATGGGTACTACAAAAAGATTTACCCTAAATTGATCGATCAGCTTGAGAAAGAAGCACCGATCACAACTAAAGCAAAGAAATAAAAAACGGGGCCATGAGCCCCGTTTAGTTTATGAGTACAATCTAAGTACCTGTTCAATGATTCTGTGTCGCTGAACATCTTTAACTTCAAACTCACACGCAGTAATCCCTGCTACCGGCCGCTTATCTAATCTGTTAACTAAATCTAACAAACCATTATCTGCTTTCTTCTGGTCTGTCTGATCGGTATCACCTGTCAGGATAATCTTGGAGTTCTGTCCAATACGTGTCATCAACATCTTTAACTGTCCTGGTTTGGCATTCTGGCCTTCATCAAGAATGATGATAGAGTCTTTGAACGTGCGACCACGCATGAATCCAAGAGGGGAGAACTCAATGGTCTGTTCGGCCATCATCTCTGTAAGTTCTTTGACAGTGTAATACTCATGCAGAATATCAACCATTGGACGAACCCAAGGGGCAAGTTTTTCGTTCAGATCACCTGGCAAGAAACCGTGATCTTCATCTTCAACAGCAACCGCAGGGCGTGTTAACACAATGCGTTTACACTCACCGGCGCGTAGTGCTTTGACTGCTGCAAGAATAGCAAGATACGTTTTACCGGTACCGGCTGGTCCAGATACGACTACGATATCTGTGTCTTGGTCAAGTAAAGCAATGATGTATTTTTCTTGGTTGAGAGACTTGGGGACGAGAACGACTGGCCTTTTGTTGACTTTTGGCGCTTTTTGAGTTTGAGCAAAGTCTATTGTTTTGGAGTCGTTTAGATAAAATGATTTTTGGTTCTTTCTTTTGTCTTGTAAAAATGGGATATCCTGATCGCGTACAGCACTTGTGCGTTTTCTTGACATGTATAGATCCTTTAAGGAGTGTGAAATGAGAAGACCATCTTCTCAATAGTATTTAAGTTGTGTTCATCCTTAAGATAGTGCTAGTTATTGCTTAATGCGGTTTACTAAATATTAAGCTAGATGCATACTCCATCCGCTTACTGATTTGCGATTGCCTAAAACCAGTTCATTAATATTACCGGGGTGCAAATTATATGCTATTACCAGTGCTTTCTTAGTAGAATTAACTATCGTATTGGTCGCTGAGTGAAGGAATGAATATCTAGTAGCCGGGATGTCAGACAATCTCCATCCCTTTAAGAATTGTAACTTGCCACTAGTCAGTTCCCCGACTCCGCTCTTATACATACCGAATTCCCTACAAAATTCCGACCGAACCATTCTGACATGTCGGTCAGTCTCATTGTGATAAAAATCATAGATGGTGTGGTCATAATTATACGCATTTTTACCTTTAATATGATTTTTTGCAATTATTTTGATATGCTCGTATGAGCGTGATGTTACTCTCCCGTTGTACCTGCTCATTCTACACATCGTCATAAATGCATAACACATTCTTGCCTTATGTTCACTGGTTGTTATCTTAGTAAGTAACCAATGGGCGATAAAATGTTCTCGTATGGTAAGTGCAACGGTGTGAGTACCGCCCATTGACTTAGGAATAAAATGGTGCCGTTCAACATTTGTTTTAAGTCGCGCCCTTTGTTGAGCGTTAATAATAAGTTGCACATACCATGCGCTGTACTTGTTATTTAAGAATACGTTTGTATTAAGGTGCTCGGCGAGTGAATAAATAGTCATGCTGATGATCCTCCAGATCGTTAGAGAGGGCGGGAATCTCACCTCCGTGGCTCTCACTTTTATTTATGCCAAAACTACAAATAAAGATAAATACTTAATATGAAAACAGCCGACGAATTTTTCGATAACATTGACTACCCCAGCATCATTGACACTATCAAAGGTATCTATACCTCAGATGGATCTATGTCAACCCTACTCGACTTTGAGCGATGCTTGGACGAAGCCAATCTTTACGCATTTAAGAACTGGGAACTTGGCGAGTTGGTAGACGGACCGCGAGTGAAGAAATACACGGTGTCATGCGTATTCATGTGGCCGCACAAGCTGATGCCCGATCCACGCGGCGCCAAGAGATTACTGTCTGTTGGGTGCAAGATCAAGTTCAAGAAAACAAAAATCAAAGTCCCGGTTCAAGTAGAAACACCCGATGATTATCTACCCGGCGGCCGATATCCGAAGTCAGTTATGAAACCAATCTGGTTGATTCTTATTCAGATCCCAACAGAGTTGATGGATGATGTTAAAGAAGGTTCTATTGATCTTGCTGATCAAACTATTGATCTGGAGGAACTTGACGATTCGTATGACGAGGATCTGGATCAAGATGACGGCACTGAGGACGAGGAGCCAGGTGGTCAGCCCGGTCCTGAAGATCAAGGTGCTCCGGGACAAGCAGGCGGAATGCCACCCCCACCACAGATGTAATATGAACAAAATACTATCAGAAGGTTTAGATTGGCATGACCTCGAAGGTCAGCTTGAAAAAATAGTCAGTGTTGATGACTATAGCGCACACATGGGCGAAGATTGCGATATCGTGACTCTGGCTTTCATCATCAGATCAGAACGAGCAGGCAACGATCTTGTTGACTGGTTCGAGCGCGGATATGATTGGGTGCTTGATGCTCAAGTAAGCGAAGGTGAACTACGTCCCGGTCGTTATGTTGTGTTCGTTGAGCTAAGTCGCCGCACAACTGTTCCTGAAAGAATCATTGAGTTGCTTGCAGACATGGAAACACTTACTGATATTCCATTGAAAGACTGGACTATCAAAGTTGACGATGAAGAATATCCCGCTGAAGAAGATGTGCTAAGTCAGGTCATCGTTCTTTCTCCGCATGAGTATCGTGAAGAAGAAGAAACCAACGACAACGAAACTGAAGAAGGACTTAATGAAGTTCGCAAGGCGGCAGGCATTCCAGTTAAGCAGATTTATAATGCTGCTGATACTGAGATGAAAAACTACAAGGCGTTAGCAGGCCTGTAAATGGCAACTATACTGGCAAGAAAAGTCCAGGACGAGATTCCAATTGCGACTGACGATGAGGCTGAAAGTCTACTTGTCGCAGATCCTACAGTAACCCAATTCTCGTCAAACTACGGTTCCAATCAAGGAACCTCTTTCGGTTCTACATATAACAACAACCAATCAAATAGTTCGACCCCAGTGTTAACTGGTGCTGCACCGTCGAACGCCGCATCAGGTGCTGACATTTTGGTAAAAGCAGACGAACACTGGATTAACAGACGCTGGCGCCCTGCAATGGGTTGGTTGTATATGGCAACTTGTCTGTTCGACTTCATCCTCTTTCCGATTCTATGGAGCATATTACAAGCACTGACAAAAGGATCGGTAACTATGCAATGGCAACCACTGACCTTGCAAGGTGCCGGTCTGTATCACATCGCTATGGGCGCGGTGCTTGGCATCGCAGCATATGGCAGAACTCAAGAAAAGATTTCCGGATCCAATTGACATTTATTCAAATATAGTGTATAATACGCTATGGACCATTATAAAACGCTCGGCGTCACGAAGACTGCCACGCAAGACGAAATCAAATCTGCTTACCGAAAACTAGCAAGCAAGCACCACCCTGATAAAGGTGGCAACACAGGTGAGTTTCAGAAGATTCAGACAGCATACGACATACTTGGTGACGCAGATAAGCGACAAGAATATGATAACCCTCGCCCTCAAATGGGCAGCGGCTTCCCAGGTGGATTCAACTTCGGTCACGGTGGCAATCCGTTTGAAGATATGATGAGCCAGATTCTCAGACAGCGGCACTCGCAGCCACAACAGCAAGTATATCGAACGACTATCTGGATCTCATTGGAACAGGTGTATAGCGGCGCCGAGCAAATACTTCAACTACAAACACCAACTGGTACACAGACTGCAAAAGTAGCAGTGCCAAAAGGGATTCAAGATGGTGGACAGGTCCGTTTAGAAAACATCATCGAAGGTGCCTCTCTGATAGCAGAGTTCCGAACTCACCAGCATCTCAAGTATACACGACACGGGCAAGACCTGGTGTGTAATCAGCAGATATCAGTTCTGGATCTGATTGTGGGCACATCATTTGAGTTCCAGACTATATCCGGTAAAACACTTGAGGTAACTATCCCACCCAAAACACAACCATATAACCAGATGAAGATAGCCGGTCATGGATTGCCGATTCCAAATAGTCCGGCGTTTGGTGACCAAATAATCTTGCTTAAACCATTCATACCTGTTACAATAGACGAATCGATAACTAACGCTATTTTGCAGGCCAAAGCAAAGTAAATATTTAAAAGGAAATACATGACCAACTCACCTGAAACAGAAGCAATCATTGAATCGGCGATTGCCTTCGCAAAAGAGCGCAAACATCAGTATTGCACCATTGAACATCTTTTACTTGCGTTGGTAAGTCACCCGCCATTCAAGAAATGTCTGACAAGCTTCGGCGCTGACACTGATGCACTAATCAATGAACTTAGTGCGTATCTGGGCAGTCTTCATGCTATCGTTGCAAATGTCGCCCCTGAAGAGGAAGTTAATCCTCGCAGGACAAACTCACTGGAGCGCGTGATGAATCGATCAGTGACACAGGTTCTGTTCACCGGACGCAAACAAGTCACCACAATTGATCTGTATCTGAGCATCGCCACAGAAGCTAATAGTCATGCTCACTACTTCCTGTTGAAGTACGGTGTCATTCGCAACGAGTTTGTTCAACACTGGCAAAAGACTTACAAGGGCGCTGAATACACAACTGCTTTGTCAGATGGTCAAGCTGACGAAATCCTCGAAGAACACACAACTAATCTTACTCTACTTGCTAAACACGGCAAGCTGGAGCCGATGATTGGTCGTATTCAGGAGCTTGATGACATTGCTAATGTATTGGCAAAACGCTTTAAATCAAATGTGTTGATGGTGGGCGACCCCGGCGTAGGTAAGACAGCAATCGCAGAAGGTCTTGCCCAGATGATCGTTGATAAGTCAGCGCCTGAGTTCCTACATGATCACGAAATGTATTCGCTTGAAATCGGATCATTGCTTGCTGGCAGTAAGTATCGCGGTGACTTTGAAGAAAAAGTCAAAGCAGTTCTGGAAGCACTGAACACCAAGAAGAAAGCTATTCTGTTCATTGACGAAGCTCATACGATGCAGGGCGCCGGCGGCAGCACCTCAGGTGCAGTTGACTTTGCGAACATGATTAAGCCAGCTATCACCAAAGGCACTCTGAAAGTTATCGCCTCGACAACTTGGGAAGAGTATTACGAATCGTTTGAAAAGGACAGGGCGTTGATGCGTCGATTCTATCGTGTGTCTATTGACGAGCCAAGTCACGATTCTACGATTCGCATCCTGTCTGGTCTCAGTACACGACTAAGCGACTTTCACGATGTTCAAATCACTGACGAAGCAATCACCGCAGCAGTTGATTCAGCAGCGCGATACATTCACGACCGCAAGAATCCTGACAAGTCTATCGATGTGCTTGACGGCGCCTGCGCTAAACAACGTGTGCTTGGCAACAAGCAAGCAGTGATCACTAAAGAGTTGATTCACGAACAAGTTGAACGCATGACCGGTGTACCTGCTGAAAAGTTGTCAGGTGACAACTATGATCGTATTGCATCGCTTGAGTTGAACATCAAGGGCAAGCTGTACGGGCAAGATGAAACTGTCAGTCAAGTGTTGGAACGCATCTATGTCAGCTTTGCAGGTATCGGAAACGACACCAAGCCTACAGCATCGTTTATCTTCACTGGACCAACTGGTACTGGTAAGACAGAACTGGCACGACTGTTAAGCAAAAATCTTGATATGCCGCTGCTCAAATATGATATGAGTGAATACAGCGAGAAACATTCCGTGTCAGC